CACGCGTAAGATCGTCGGCAGCGTCAGATGTGTATAAGAGACAGCTCCAGCAGTCTAGCAATCTTCACACTAAATGTCTTACTCAATATGTCTCCATACCTCTTACTGTCATCAATAGCATCTGGATCATACATTAGTACAATGTTCTCTATTCCAGATCTCCTTAACTTCTCTATCTGGACATCACTAATCTTCTTACCAAATGTACAGCAGCACTTCACATCTGTACCTCTTATAAATGTATCTACATTAGTCTTATCAAATACACCCTCTACCAGTATCACAGTATCACCCTTTTTAAGCGTTTCTAAGCCCATTAGTAGCTTCTCAAACTCAACACCTCCCTCATTGCGATATCTTAACACCTTGATACCTGTCCTCTCCTCATAAGCCTTAATTTCATCTTTGCTCCAGACATGCCTTGCAACATACCCCTTATTCTCTTCATTCTCCATCACTAGGAATATCACATAGTCCTTCAGCTTTCTATCCAGCTTAGTCCTACCTACCATGTACTCCTCATATTGCCAATCCTGAAACCCTCTAAATTCTAGGTATGGATCCTGAGTAACTCTTCTCCATCCAAATGGATTATGTCTGGTTATTACCTCCAGATCCATTCCCTCCTCCTCTATATGGATCTTATTCTCTAATGCATCTCTCTTTACATACTCTCCATAGTCTAGGAAGTCAAGTAAGCCCAGCTCTTTAAATAGCTTAAACACTCCTCCTTTCTCATTACACTTGAAACAGTGATATGATACTGGATTAGAATGTTGTGCTGTTGGCTTTTGGAACTTCAACCCAAAGTGATAGTCATCCTTTCCACAGAATGGACATGCACGTTTAGTCATAACCCACCCTCTGGGAGTTGTCCTCTTCAGGTTCACCTCAAAGACATCAGCAGCTTTCTTCTGCACACTATTTAGTTCATCATACTGCACGTCTGTAATACTCTTTTCTGGTTCTTACCTGATCAACAAATCTTTCATTATCATAAGCAGTGTAGATCTTCACCACCCTATTTGCTTTGTACTTTCTCATCTTATCCAGATAGATCCTGATTATGTTGGCTCTGGACTCATCATCTGTTTGATTTAGTGAAAAGAAGTATGAGAATGGTTTGATAATACCCTTGAACTCTGATACATTGTACCTGCTCTGCACGAACTTAGGATCATTCAGGTCATCTGGATCCACAGTACTTGCCTGAGCTGCTGTAAAACCTGATACATTGAACTCAACACATATTCTCTTGAACTCATTAGCTATCACCTCCAGCTTTTGCCTTATTGCATCATTAGTGGTTCCATACCTCTTACCATCTCCTGTCTCAATTAAACTATGGCCCATGTAATCAATAATCAGAACATCTAAGCTACCATGCTCAGCTATTGTGTTAATCACAGCCTCTCTGATATCTATCATAGAGATACCTCCCAGTCCATTCTCTACTGATTTGATGAAGACCTCTCCACCTAATCCCTGTACATCCTTTATTGCCTTAGTTAGTCTGACCTCCTTTGCTTTCCCTAAGCTACCAAACTCAATCTCTCTGATGTTCTCTCCAGCTAGTGTTGCTATGTATCCATCCATACACTCCTTATGTCCACCTTCAAGCTGTACATGCAGCACCTTTCTACCTCTTCTGGCATTAGCTACTCCTATATGCCTTAATGCTTTTGTCTTACCTACTCCAGACTGAGCTAAGATCAGAGCTATATCTCCCCTGTCATTACCTCCAAATGTCAGATCATCTATCTCTGGGATCCCAAATGGTGACTTTGCACCATGAACATGATCAATTGAGTTAATAGCATTTTCATGGATCTTATCAATGGCATTGTCCATCAGTCTGTCAATCTGGTACTCTCCCATCTTGAAGTTGTGGATCTCCTCTCCTACATCCAGAAACATATTGAACAGAGCTTCTTTCTTCTCTACATCACCAACACTCTGGTTGTATAGATCTCCCATCTTATCATAAGCTGTTAGGAATATGCTGGTCTTAGCGAAGTCTCTTAGGTTATCTGTGAGCTTGTCTGGATTTGGCATATCTGCCTCCCTGATCTGACCTACTATTTTTAGAGTTTCCTTGTCACCCTCAAACCTCTGAGATACTAATCCCAGTGTTGGAGTATCTCCACCCTTGTCATATTGATCAGAGATCTCTTTCCAAATGTTCTTATACTGTTCATTTGGTAGATAGTTGTACTTGATTATTGGTTTAGCAGTCTCAAATATTCTTTTATTCTTTAGACATACCTTAAATAACTCCAGTAGGAAGTCATCAGTTAAATTCATATACGATCTTTTTTACAAATTTAGTTAATCTTGGTTAATAAAACTAAAGTCAAACCCATCTATATTCCCTTTAGCTGCTCTTACAGCGTTCCAGAGACTCATAGAAGTGTCATCGTGTCTAGTTGTACTCTCCAATTTTCCTGTATCTTCAATAAATGCAATACTATTCAGCTCCCCAAAATAGAGATCTGTCATGTTCTTAGCAGCTTGAGACTTGTATGGAAACTTAATCCTTCCAGACTCAAACAATACTGCTAGACTTGGAACACCTAAGTACAGCGATTTCTTATTAATTGCATTAGTGTTTTTACCTACCACTGGTAAGTTTGCATCCTGCATCTCCTGAATGAAGATCTCCTGCATACCATTGTCCTCAGCATACATGATATCTGGTCTGAAGTCCATGTTTATTTTCTTCAGTGCATTGATCTGAGTATTAAACCTAGCTCCCTTCATCCTAATAGCATTAAGGAAGTGATACACTCCATAGTCATCCACTCCCAGTACTGTGAATACTGAGTAGTCAGCTCCTACTCCAGAAGATATGGCAAAGTCACACCCTACCACAATCTTATCAAATTTCTTCTGAGATGAGTCTATGTTTGGTATTAGATCCACATCATCCTGACCTTTGATAGCCCTCCTGAGTATATCCATTGGAAATATAGTAGAATCATCTGTAATTGGTTTCACTAAGATCTCTCTGGAGAAGATTAATGATCCAAGTATATCTCTCTTCTGGAGGATACTATCATAAGAATGTCTCTCTGGAAATAGTAAGGATCCATCTGGTAATATAGCTGGATATTCAAAGAACTTAAATAGCTCAGATACTTTCTCTACATCCTTCTTTCTTAGTGCCTCAGAATACTGCTTTTTAAGTGTACCATATAAATCCTCATCGTGAAATGGTGTACCTACCAACAGGAACTGTCCATTTGGTGACAGTGCTGGAAGTAATACTGCTGAGAATGTATTCCAGTACTTATCCCTTTGCTCCTGTGAATATAGTGAGGACTCATTCAGGAAGTCATCAAGTACTATCCATGTTGGATGGTATCCCCTGATTTTAGATCCTGCTGACTTCACTACTATTGATGCTCCATTCTTAGCTGTTAGCTTCTCAGCACCCCAGCCCTCTGCTCTTTTCCCCGGAAATAGTCTTTCTCTCAGAATGTCATTATTCTCAACCTCACTCTTCATGATGGAAAGTAAGTGTTTTGCTAGTCCAAACTCATTGGTAACTAACATACCCTCTCTTGCCATCTGGAGCTCTTTAGGTGTAGGATTTTCTCTAGTCCCTCTAGGTTTGTACCTGTACATCTGCCACAGTGGATAGGCAAAGCTAAACTCATAAGACTTACCATGATCCCTTGCAGCTAATACTCCTAAGAGCCTGTACATCTGGATCAAGTTACCCCATTCAATGTTATGCCACCCCAGTATGAACTCAGGTAGTACCTGAAGTATGAAATAGTTCAAGCTCCTGCACCTCAATGTCTCCTCCACCTCTGATGTAAATGCATCTAGGTATCCCAGAGCACCAGTATCTAGCTGCCTGTTCTCACTAGTGATCACATGAGCTGTCTCCTGTACCAGTGAATCAATCACCTTCTCTACATCAGACTCATAACCACCTGTGAGCTCTATAATAGCAGGAGCATCTAAATTGACTAGGATATCATCTACAATCCTATAAGTCTCTTCTAGTTGATGCTGCCTTATTGGATGCCCAGTAGCAGTTAATGGAGTTACTATTGGTTTTAAGCTAGTCAATTTTCTTTGCCTGTTGTTTTTTAGCCTCTTGTTTCTGGATCCTGTCAATAGCAGTCATGTGAGATCTGTACACATATTTACCTTTCTGCTTCCTTCCTCTGAATAGACCAAATAGAGCTACCACTCGGATCTTAACCTCCATGATGTCTCTTCCAGTCTTCTGATCAGGATAAGCTGCTTTAAGCCTCTTCTGGTTATCTTCTCCTATTGCAGCCCAAAGCTGTTCTGGAGTAAACCATGCTCTACCCATTACATGCCTTGCTTGTAATGCAAAATGGATAGCCTCCTGTTGGTTCTGTTCACTTTTAACAAAGTCCTTTATGTCAGTTCTAGTGACCTCTTCTTTCTTAGTTTCCATTTAACAAGTCTTTTACATCGTTCATTTCAGGATAAGAGTATTCACCCTGCACCTTTTTACCATGACATACTGCAAACTTATCAGTAGGAACATTTCTGCTTCTTTTGATCTCCTTACCATGTCTGTCTTTACCAATCACAACAGTAATTGATTTCTTAACTTGTCTGAGAGTTGCTCCCTGAACCTGTCCTAGTACTTTGCCTAGTGATTTGTCTTTCTTATTTGCCATATTACAATTATTGAATTAAAAATGAATCTCTGTATTTCTTAGGATTTTTTGAGGTATCTACATTCTCCTCTCCAGCTCCTCTTAATGATTTAAGCATAGATATTACCAGCTTGACATTTGCCTCAACATCTGTCATGGCTCTGTGAGCATCTATAAGCTCCTCACCAATCTTATCTACACATGTAGCTAGTTTATGATCAGTGATATCCTTTGTGTCATCAGGCCACTTCCATACAGCCCACTCCATACTATCAATTAGATGTTTATCAAATGACTTGTACAGATCCATACCAGCTACATCAAATCCCATCTCTATTAGGAATGGAATATCAAACTTGGAAATGTTATGTCCAGCCATAACAGGTTTTTTACTACCTCTTTTGGCTTTGGTTGCCAACTGTGCAAATCCTAGTAATGCCTCCTTTAGTGGAACTCCATCTGTCTCCATCTTCTCTACCTTGATCCCATGCACCTTATATGCTGAGTCTGAGTATTCAATCATTGCACCCTCCTTATTCTTATAAGGTTGCACAATTGCCTCATACCTACCAATCTCTTTTAGTGTAACTACATCTAATGCAATTGCAGCTATTTCCACTATCCCATGTTTATGATCCTTAGTTAGGAAACCTCCAGACTCTAAATCAAATACTACTATGTTACTTGCTTTCATATAAATTCTACGTTTTTAATTGTTTTAAATGCTTCTTTCATTCCATTATACACCCTATCCCTGTGCTCTTCACTATTGAAGTTTATCAGAGTATTTAGGTAAAATGCTTCTTTCATTGGAAGTGGCTCCTCATTGATCAGGATCCCATACATCATTTTACCTCTGAAGTCATTATACCTCTCAGTCTTTTTCATCCTGTGGATATGCTGTACATCTAATGTATGTCCATTCAGATCTATCCAAGTTCCACCCTTATGCTCTATCAGTTCATCATCCAGAGTCTTACCATCCATCTCAGTCTTATCATCTACTGAGTACTTCAATGGATCTGCCTCTTCCTTTTTATTCTGATTTCGGATCTCCTGCTCCTCAAAGCTGTCAATTTCCTTCTGGTTGTCTCTAAGTTTTGCCATACAATCTATGTGTTGTAATATTCATCTTGTTTTACAATGAGTAAGTTGTAATACTCCTCATCCAGTTCTTTAACTATAACCATATTCTCAGTATAGTCATTTAATTCCATCCTCTTAGGTGACTCCCATATTGGATGACATGTTAAACAATGCCAAGTCACATTCCTTGCAACAGCCACCAGACTCCTCTTCCTACTTCTAGGGACTAAGTGTGATGGAGTTAAAGCATCAGTAGCTCCACATCCAGTGCAAATATACTCCCTTTTTGCCAATATTTTCAATGTCTCAGCATACTCTGTATCAATCTCTTTCTGTTTAGAGCTCTTCTGGTTCATCTTCTTATTGGTCTTCAATGGGATCTGTGATGCCTTGAACGTACTTTTAGATAAAAGTTCCTTCCTTTCCTTCCTACGTCCACCAGAGTTATTGTCAATTCTCTTGCGATTGCAAGTGTTGCATAACCAGTGAGTACGATTAATGATATGATGTCTCTCATTACAGTTTTTACAAATTGATATTTCCTGATTAAAGCTCACCTATGAACAGCAGATCAATAATCTCTTATCTCCATCTAACATCTCCACCTCATGAACATTTAATTGTCCAAATATGCCATTAAAATGCCTCAGCTTAATCTTCTTATCCTTATCCATTCCAAACTCCTGACAAAGTTTAGTTAATGTAGGTGAAGTGATCAGCATAGTGTCTGGATTACGTCCTTTCTTATACAGCTCCTCACAGTGATGATTTATCTCATCCTCTATTCTCAGGAATGGATTTGTTATTATATCCTCTTCCTTTATGACCTGAATTAGTCTTGTACCACAATCAACAAAGTCAGTAGGATCAACTTTCTCGTTATCTACAACCTGCATTTTATAGTCCTTATCAATTATTACTGTTAAGCTCATACTTTCTTTTTTAAGTAACCTCTTTTTATGAATATTTCTGGATAATTATCTTCTAGTAATTTCTTACAATCAACTTTGTGTTTGCATGTGATGCACCACTTAGATCTGTGATTGTACATACTAGTTTGTTGAGAGCAGTTGATCAAACCACCATCACCAAGTACATGGTGAAATAATTTCTTCTCTACCTCCTCACTATGTCTTAGATCCAGAGCTGAGTTTACCTCCTCCAGTTTCCTGACATCATAGATATCATCTATTCTAATACCTCTGGAGTGAGCATTTTTAGCTGCATGATACCAGCTAAAGTCCTTAGATCTTCCTGTGAATCTCTTAAAAGCCTTCTTACCTATGATCCATGCCAAAGGTTTAACACCCTCATTTCTTTTGGTTGTCTTACTCATCCAGTAGTCAAACTGGTACACAAAGTAGTTGTAAACGTAATCAGCTCCTAATCCCTGCATCCCATTTGCTCCACTTATGCCATATTCCTTATCGCAAAACTGAATAAACTTCTGGATTAATGCCTGATCCTTCTCATCTGGAGTGTAGTTAAATACCTTCAACTTGTAGTATCCTTTGTTGAAGTATATATATGCT